TGTATACAGCATTTGCGGATTTCCGGTGATAAATGTCATCCTTCCAGGTAGCCTTTGAGAAACCAAGGGGAAAGTATGCCCTTTTGAAAGGACTTCTAGTGTTCCTAACCGTCATTTGGAACCAAAATCAATCCAGATACATTAAAATACTGTCTTTGAAGAACTATTTATCAAGAATAAGCCAATCCGATTTGGGATTGGCATCATAAAACAACCAGTTTCACGGATTCAGGAAAATTGATTTGAAGATGGAGATGCATTATAATTTTTGCAGGAAGGTATTGACTCTCACATCATGAGAGGCAGTAGAGTGATATTGAGCTCAAGAATGTACAAAACCATGGAGGTACGAAATGTTAAAAATAGGTGATTTTTCAAGATTATCCAGAGTCAGTATCCGAATGCTGCGCTATTATGATGAGGTGGGACTGTTAAAGCCGGAAAAAGTCGATGATTTTACTGGTTATCGTTATTACAGTGAAGAACAGCTTCTTATCATGGGAAAAATCAATGCTCTGAAAGATATGGGATTTGGAGTAAGTGCGATTACAGAGATTATGAAAAGCAGCAATCCAAAAGAAATTGAGCAGATTTTTCTGGTGCAGAAGGCTCAGCTTTTAGAAGAAGTAAAGGATCTCAACCATAGGATACGTTTTCTGGATACAGCCATAGAAAGGCTGAGGAAGGACGAGATTATGAAGTATGATTGTATTATTAAACAGATGCCTGAGAGATATGTTGCCAGTGTAAGAAAGGTGATTCCAAAATATGAAGAGGAAGGAAGACTCTGGCACATCCTGTTTTCTGAAACTGCAAAGTCTGGAATGATTCCATGTGGTCCGGCAATGGCGAAACTCCATGATAAGGAGTACAAGGAAAATGATGTTGATGTAGAAGTTCAGATTGAAGTAAAGGGACATTATGAGAATACAGAAAATGTCACATTCTTCACAGAACCGGAAATGACAGTAGCAAGTGCTACTTTTAAAGGATCTTATGAACAGTTTTCTGATGTGTATGCATCTCTGGCGGCGTGGGTTTCAGAAAATGGATATAAATTTGCAGGACCAATGATTGATGTGTACCATGTGAGTCCGAATGATACACGAAATCCGGATGAATTTGTGACAGAAATATGCTGTCCTGTTCATCAGATTTAAAGAAATTATAGTAGGTAGAAAGATTTTTGGAACATCTGTCAATTGTGGCAGGTGTTCTTTTTATGCATGGAATTAGGAGGTGTTGCTTTTGTACCCAGTAAGTGAAGCGTTCCTGTCAGCGGTGCAGGAGAACACAAGAAGATATTACTGGACTGGAAGAATTACCACAAAGGCAGGTGTGGTACATGAGTTTACAGAGAAGGATATTGTAAAGGGAAGCGGATACATTTCTTCCCAGTGTTGTGGAAATACAGAAATGGAACTTGGTACGGTGTATGCTGCAGAAATGGGGATTACACTATTTTCTGAAATCGACAGATACACACTGGAAGATGCATTGGTGGAATTGTTCTATCATCTGTTGGTGAGAGAAGCATATGAAACTGTCCCGATGGGGATTTATGAAATCAGTGAAGCCAACCGTACTATCCGATGTCTGGAGATTAAGGCGTATGATTATATGCTCCGATTTGAAAAGGATTTCAATATCACGGAGACGATAGGAAATGCATATGAAATCATCATGCTCTGCTGTAAGGCGTGCGGCGTGGAGTTTGCACATACCCAAGCAGAGATTGAATCCATGCCGAATGGTTCAGAGGTGCTTTCCATTTACAGTGAAAACGATATTGAAACCTACAGGGACGTGCTGTTTTATATCGGTCAGGTTCTTGGAGGTTTCTTTTGTATTAACCGTGAGGGAAAGCTAGAACTGCGTAAGTATGGAAATGAGCCAGTTATGAACATCAGCAACAAACAGAGGTTTTCCAGCAGCTTTTCTGATTTTATTACCAGATACACAGCAGTCAGTTCCACCAATATGAAGACCCAGACAGCAGAATACTATGCGTTGGAAACAGATGACGGACTGACTATGAATCTCGGTGTGAATCCATTTCTCCAGTTTGGTGTGGATGAGACAAGGAAAGAACTGTGTGAACAGATTCTGGCAGACATTTCCGTGATTAAATATGTACCTTTTGATTCAGAAACCATTGGCAATCCGGCACTGGATTTGGGAGATGTACTTAAGTTCAGCGGCGGTCACGCAGATGAGGAACAGATTACCTGCATCACGTTCTCGCAGTGCAGAATTGGTGGAAAACATTCTTTGAGATGTGTGGGAAAAAATCCGAGACTTGCAAAGGCAAAGTCAAGGAATGATAAGAACATTTCCGGGCTTTTGAATCAGGTGGATGCCGGAAAGATTGGGATTCATACATTTTCCAATGCGTCTGCTTATACTCTGGCAGATACAGACACAAAGATTATCAGTATCGAATTTGCCACAACGGAAGAAAATCATGCCCAGTTCTTTGGACAGGTGGTTGTGAATGCGGTGGCATTGCAGACGGAGCATACCGAAAGTGCCAAAGGCACCATCACGATTCCAATGGCGGAGACGGATACAGAAACAGGAGAAGTGATAGAAAAGCTGTTATCTGTGGAAGTGGAACTTCCTGTTACATGGTCGGAGGATGGAAAGGTGTTCTGTTATGTGACCTTTGAACTGAATGATTCCGTGATCACAGTACATTGCCCGGTGGAAACATGGCATAGTGGGAAACACATTCTTTCCTTATATTATCCGATTGAAAGTGTGGTGCCAAACATTACAAACACATTTAATGTGTATTTGCGAATGGAAAACGGAACAGGTACGGTTGGAATCGGAGATTGCATTGCATCCATCAGCGGTCAGGCAATGGCAGCGGCTGCAGCATGGGATGGAAAGATTGAGATTGAGGAAAAGGTTGGAAGATTTGTGATTGGCGGTGGAATAGATGCAAAGGGCATTACGGATACGGTTGCAACACAGATCATTGAATATGTGCAGAGAAGTTATACAGATCAGGTACAGGGAAGAACTGCGATTGGTGCATTCTGCTGTCCTGTGACTGTGGAATAGGAGGTCTATATGAAATTGAAAGGAACAGCAGTCATTGAACTGACGGATGTGAATACCAATGAGGTTGAAACTTATGTGGAAGAGAACATGGTGACGAATGCGGTAAATAACATTCTGGGATTTAATCCGATGGCTGTGTTTTATTGTGAGGAGGAATACAATACCGGCATTGTCTGGACAGATAATCTCTTGCCGATCTGCCCGAACATGATTGGCGGCATTCTGCTTTTTCCAAAGGCGTTAGAAGAAAATGCAGATAATTTGTACGTGCAGTCTGACAATCTGCCGGTGGCTTATGCATCCAATGATGTCAATTCAACGGCGAATACAGCAAGGGGAAGCTTGAACCTGACAGAGAGCAAGGCACTGGATAATGGGTATAAATTTGTATGGGAGTTTACTGCCAGCCAGGGCAATGGAACGATTGCGGCAATGGCTCTTACCAGTGCTCTGGGTGGTCAGAATGGATTTGGCAGCAGTGTTGCAGATGCCAGTACCTTTTTACAGTTGAAAGAAGTGGACATTGGAAATCTTGGTCTGGAAAAGCAGATGGTGTTGTTTGAAACAGCGGAGGTGGATTTTGAAAATGATATTTTGTATTCCATCACATTTGAGGATTCCAGTGTGCGTGTGCGAAAAATACGTATTCCTATTTTCAGTATCGGATTGAATGAAAATATCAATGATTCTACTTATATGGTATTGGAAGATAAGGTGATTCCGGCATCAACATTTCAGTTCTTAGGCAGTTACACGTTATATGGAGAATTTCTGGATGGCCAGGACGGATACTGGTATGGATTTTCCAATGAAGAAAATTCTTCTGGGGATGCAATCATGCTCTGGGTGAAGATTTCCAAAACGGATTATTCCATTGAGGAAGGTTCGTGGACGTTATCCAATGCATACCTGCAGGCAGTAGGCGAGAGGGCAACGGATTCCAGTTATCCAGAAAGAATCTGTAACTGTTGCATGAGAAATGGGTATCTGTATGTACCTTCTTATAATAAGAAGGGAATCTATAAGATCAATGTCAGCAATTCTGCGGATGTGACGTTGATTGAGTTCGGCTTTACGTCTGGTGGTAATCCGCTGTGTGAATCGGGAACCTGTGAATTGTATATGACGCTGATAGGGGATTTGATCATCGGTGCGGATTTCCAGATTACGGCGGATGATACGGTCATCAAGACTAAAGGAAATGAAAGGCTGAATCATACGGCAACACCGCTATTTCAGTATAAACATTTCCTGTTAGGCTGGGGTGGCAGTTATGGAAATGAGTATAGGACCATGTATCTCTTGACTCCGTATCTGGCAACTATTAACAATTTATCCTCAGCGGTGGTAAAGACCACGGATAAGACCATGAAGATTACCTATACGCTGACGGAAGAAACAGAATAACTATTGATGAAAGGCGATTGTCCATAGTGGCAGTCGCTTTTTCTATACAAAAATTTAAGGAGGATTTTCGTTATGAAAGAGTTTTGGAATGTGATTCAGATGGTGTTCACTGCGGTGGGCGGATGGCTCGGTTATTTTCTGGGCGGTTATGATGGCCTTTTGTATGCACTGGTCGTGTTCATGGTGGCGGACTATATCACAGGAGTCATGTGTGCGGTTTCTGACAAGAAACTGTCCAGTGCAGTTGGCTTTAAGGGCATCTGTAGGAAGGTACTTATTTTGATGCTTGTAGGCATTGCAAATCTTCTGGATGTACAGGTCATTGGAACGGGTGCAGTATTAAGGACTGCTGTGATTTTCTTCTATCTGTCCAATGAAGGTGTGTCTTTACTGGAGAATGCGGCGCATCTGGGTTTGCCGATTCCGGAGAAGTTAAAGGCAATTTTGGCACAGCTCCATGACAGGGCAGAAGGGGATGGTGATGACAATGAAGTTGGTTAAGAGTTTATTGACAAAGAATCCGTGCTATAAAGCCGAAAAGAAGATTACAGTAAAGGGGCTTATGCTCCATAGTGTAGGGTGTCCTCAGCCGAGGGCATCCGTTTTTATTAACAGTTGGAACAGGGCAGATTATGATAATGCCTGTGTTCATGCATTTATTGATGGGAATGACGGAACTGTGTATCAGACACTTCCGTGGAATCATCGAGGATGGCATTGTGCATCCGGTAAAAACGGTTCTGGGAATAATACTCACATCGGAGTAGAGATGTGTGAACCAGCTTGTATCAAATATACTGGTGGTTCGACTTTTACCTGTTCCGATAAGGCGACTGCAAAAGCTGTGGCAAAGCGAACTTATGAAGTTGCTGTGGAATTGTTCGCCATGCTCTGTAAAGAATATGACCTGAATCCGACAGCAGAGGGTGTTATTATCAGTCATGCAGAAGGGCATAAAAGAGGAATTGCAAGTAATCATGGAGATCCGGAACATCTTTGGAGACAGCTTGGTATGGGATATACAATGGATGGATTCCGTAAGGATGTAAAGGCTGCCATGAAAGAAACAGTATCCGGTACACAGGCAACAGTATTTGCAAATCTTTCTGAAAAGGAAGTGATTGCAAAGGTTGGGGCATTATTTACTGCTGATCAGAAGAAAAGCGGCATTCTTGCATCAGTGTCTCTGGCTCAGTTCATTTTGGAGAGTGGATACGGCAAGAGTGAACTTGCCCAGAATGCCAATAACTGTTTTGGCATGAAGAAATCTTTATCCGGTAACACATGGAGTGGTTCAGTATGGGATGGAAAATCTGTGTACACAAAACAGACGAAGGAGCAGAATGCAGATGGTTCTTATGAAACCATTACAGCAGATTTCCGTAAGTATGCGTGTGTGGAAGATTCTATTGCTGACCACAGTGCCTATCTGCTTGGTGCCATGAATGGCAGTAAGAAGAGGTATGAGGGCATTGCCGGAATGACGGATTATAAGAAGGTGGTGCAGCTCATCAAAGATGGTGGGTATGCCACAAGCCTTACTTATGTGGAGAAACTATGCTCCATCATTGAGAAGTGGAATCTGACACAGTATGATGTAAAAGAGACTACTACAGAAACAGAGAAGTGGTACAGAGTCCGTAAGAGTTGGGAAAATGCAAAGAGCCAGAAGGGTGCCTATAAGGTACTGAAGAATGCCAAAGCATGTGCAAATAAGAATGAAGGGTATTCTGTTTATGATTGGAATGGCAATGTGGTGTATGCACCATCAAAGTCATCTGAGCCGGAGCAGAAAAAGGTTTCTTACCGTGTGCGTGTCAGCATTAAGAATCTGAATATCAGAAAAGGTCCTGGTACACATTTTGCAAAGACAGGAGCATATACCGGAGTGGGTGTGTTTACTATTGTTGCAGAGAGTGTAGGGCTTGGTTCTGAAAAAGGATGGGGCAAGCTGAAAAGCGGTGCCGGATGGATTAGTCTGGATTATGCGAAGAAAATATAATATGTAGTGAATTGACCTGTGAGTGCTGGTTGTGGTGCTCGCAGGTCTTTTTTATTTATTTTTCAAAATAAATAAAAAAGTATTGCTTTGCCCTAAGGACAATGTTGTATACTGATGATATCAGGAGGTGATTCAGATGGGGTATAAGGTGAAATGGGTTGAGGAAAATCTGGGAGTGACAAGAAAAGCACTTCGTGGATTTGAGAAAGCCGGTCTTATGCCGGAAAATAAAGATAGACAGTATCGAGATTATGACGATGATGATATCGATCGTATATGGACCATCAGAGTATTACAGGGAATGGGATATTCTCTTAAAGAGATTGCAGACATGGTTACTGATGAGGATTTTGATTTTGATGATTCTATAGCTCAAAAGGTTTTGGAGTTAGAGGAAGAGAAAAAGAAAATCGAACGTCATTTAGGCTATGCAAGGACAATCAAGTTAACAGGTAGATTTCCATCAAGACCAAAGAAAATGGGTAAAGTGAAATTTGAAGAATTTCAGAATAAAGCCATCGAAGGGTGGAATATTATGGATGACCCTCAAAGTACAGAGTATGCAAAATTGGCGGAGACGATTTTATCAAAATCACCTGAGGAATGGGATAATACCGATTTGGGTCGTATGATTTCCAGTTTGGAATCGGTGTTGACTTTAGATGTGGACCTACTTTTAGCAGAATATGTTCTCCCCAAAGCAATTATTAAGAAACGGAATTTAGGGGCTGATCATCCTGATATTCAGTTCATGATTAAAATGATATATGAAAATCAGAATGCTTTAGGAGCTGTATATGGTATGGAAGGAGATATGACAGTTAAACAATTTTCGAGATTTTATTCATCGAGTTATTTATCTGGTGATGTTGCAAAATTGAAAACTCGTGACTATATCAAAGAAGAATGTGAATTTATAGCTGAGGCAGTTGCAATCTTTGGTGGATATAAAAATTATGATGAATTGATAGAAGAAGAACTACGATACGGTAGATAAAAGAAAGGTATGGTAAGAAATTATGAGTAATTTGGGAGGATATCAATGGCTTACTACAACTGCTAAGAAAGTTGGAGGCCCTAGAAATTTGGTGCTGATAATCGCTGGTACTGGAGCCGCAACATATAAGGGCGGTGAGATTCTTGTGAAGAAGGGTATAAAAGCCATTAAAAAGAAACGCATGGAGAAGAAAGAAGTAGCAAAATCTAATATCAGACAGTATGAGGTGAAAACGTCCGGTGTTAGTAATGAGGGCTTAACATTCAAAATAGGTGAATATTTCAAAGTTTTGGAAGCCGATGGAGATGCTGTGTTGATTGAAAAAATAGGAGATGAAAATAATCCTTATTTTGTATCAGCGGAGTTATTGAAAGACATATCAGATTATAAAAATTAGGAGGATTCGACATGGGATTTTTTGGTGATTTGTTCAAAAGTGAATTTGAAAAATGGGTTGAAAATGCTTCTCATGAAGAACTGTCAAATGCTTATGAAGATGAAAGACAGCAATGGATAAAAGAGGGATTTAATGGAGGAACGGGGGAAAAGACAGCTAAAATGAATAGACTCAACAAGGAAATCAGTAAACGTGTAGCAGAAGAATGGGAAAATGATCCTAGACGTAATAAAGACCCAAATTACCGATGGACTGATGCTAATAGATGGGATAAGGATTGATTACATAATCCTATTCTTAAACTAGCTAATAACATAATAGTAAGTGTGCCTGTGGAATAATACCTACAGGCATATTTTTTTGTCAAGGTTAAAATCCACACCATTTTCTTTGCCTGTGACATAGGAGGAAATCCCTCACTATGTTTTGGAGGTGCAGTCATGGTTCCGGAAGAAGTTGTAGAAAAATATGATAGGGAAATGGATAGGAGAACGAGGCAGAATCTGGAGCGTTTTGCGGAGTTTATGGCGAGAATGATTGAAAAGTATGGTCATAAGGTTCTGGCAGAAATGGAAAGAGAAGAAGCGGAAAAACAGCAGAATGGACAGTAAGGAAATGCGTCGATTATTTTTTTGTAATCGGCGCATTTTGCCCGCTGACGCAAAGGGAAAAGTGCGTTATATTGTAGATCCAAGGATGGATGACGAACATTCCTTGGGCAACCGAAAAGGCGGTGATAGATTGAAAAAGAAGAAATGCTATATTTACACAAGAGTCTCTACTATGGCACAGACGGAAGGATACAGTCTGGATGCACAACAAGAGAAACTAAGAAAATATGCAGAATATAAGAACCTTGAAATAGCCAGAGAATATTGTGACGCTGGTAAATCCGGTAAGAGTATCAAAGGTCGTCCGGCATTCCAGCAAATGATGGAAGATGTGGCAAGCCAAAAGGATGATGTGTCCTGTGTGCTTGTATTTAAACTTTCGCGCTTTGGAAGAAATGCAGCGGATGTACTGAAATCCTTGCAGCTTCTAATGGATTATGAGGTGGATTTGGTATCTGTGGATGATGCCATAGACAGTTCTACACAGGGCGGAAGACTTACACTAGCCATTCTCTCTGCAGTGGCGGAAATTGAGCGTGAGAACATCACTGTTCAGTTCCTGTCTGGAAAAATGCAGAAACTGAAAGAAGGTGGATGGCCGGGAGGTCCTATTCCTTACGGATACCGCAAAGAGGAGGATAAGTTGGTTCAGTATCCGCAAGAGGCAGAAATTGTAAAATTGATTTTCGACTTATATTTACAAGACGGCATGTTGGCTACGAGCATTGTTCGGTATTTGAATGATAACGGTCTTACCAGAATGATTAAGGGTAAGGTTAGTCCATTCAAATATGATTTTATAACCACAGTTCTGGATAATCCAGTTTATTGCGGGAAGATAGTTTATGGTAGGCGCACCAACAGTAAAGAGTCGCAGAAGCAGAAACGTGAGGTTTTGGAGATACAGGGTAATCATGAGCCGATTATATCTGTGGAACAATGGGAACAGGTTCAGCGGAAGCGGAAAGAACATTCAGGCAGATGCCAGAAAATAGATGAGCCGGACAGAGTGAGCATATTATCCGGGCTTGTAAAATGCCCTGCTTGTGGTGTGGGAATGATTGCAACGAAGAATAAACAGGTTAATAAAAATCGTGGTGGGCATTATAAAACGCTTCATTATTATAGCTGTGGAAATGCACGTAAACAGAATGGCATGACCTGTAAATTCCGTCACACCTATAATCAGGCGAAAGTGGACAATGCGGTTTTGGAAATGATAGGGAAGTTATTTACAGTTCCATCTTTCCAAAAGGAAACATCCAAATGGTTTCAGGGTAAGGATTCCATAGAGGAACTTACGGAACAGTTAAAAACAGTTCGCAAGAAGCTGTACCATCAGGAACAACAGAAGCGAAGGTTGGGAGAAATATTGGATAATCTGGATATTCTGGCGGATGATTATGATGAAAGTTATGATAAGACACAGGCAGAAATAGATGATGTATATGATGAAATAGAAAAATTGGAGATGCTACTTTCACAGATAAAAAAGAAATTGGAGTCTGTGGAGCAAGGTACAAAAGCATTAAAACAAGTGGAAAATCTGATTCAGAATATACCGAAGTTTTTTGAGGAAATGACCTGTGAAGAGAAGAGAGACTTTTATCGTTTGTTGATAGAAAAAATTGAGATGTATCCGGAAGAAACCCCAGACGGAAGAATCATAAAAAGTATTTCTTTTAAAATTCCGGTATTTTATGAAGACTGGGTTCCAAAGAAAGAACTGATTGCTGATGAAGTGATAATTTATACACTTGATACATCAGAAGTTAGTATAACATCGGCAGAAGCGAAAGCGACCTATGTGGAATTGAAGAAATACATTTTGGACAGATGTGGAGTAAAGGTCTCTTCCTTATATATAGCCCAGATAAAAAGAAAGTATGGGATTGATATGGGAGAGAATTACAATAAGCCGGATGATCCGAACAAAAGAGTTCCAAAATGTCCGAAAGCAAAAGAAGAAATGATTATTGAGGCATTGAAACATTTTAAGATGTTAGAGCCTGATGTAAAGATGATAGCGTAGGAGGTGTGGTTCGTGAAGAAAAGAACGAAATGTTATATATACATCCGTGTATCTACGGCAATGCAGGTGGACGGATACAGTCTTGAAGCCCAGAAAGACAGGCTGACAAAGTTTGCAGAGTTTCAGGATATGGAAGTGGTAAGGGAATATTGTGATGCCGGAAAATCCGGCAAGAGCATTACCGGACGCCCAGAGTTTACACAGATGCTTCAGGATGTGGCGGATGATAAAGATGGTGTGGAATACATTCTGGTGTTCAAATTATCCCGATTTGGTCGTAATGCAGCGGATGTTCTCAATTCCTTGCAGTACATACAGGATTTTGGTGTGAACCTTATCTGTGTGGAAGATGGGATTGATTCATCAAAGGATTCCGGTAAACTTACCATCACGGTTCTGTCTGCGGTTGCAGAGATTGAGCGTGAAAACATTCTGGTGCAGACCATGGAAGGACGGAAACAGAAAGCCAGAGAGGGGAAGTGGAATGGCGGTCAGGCACCTTTTGGATACACGTTGGATTCTAAAAAGGGAATGCTACTTGTAAATCCGGAAGAAGCAGAAATTGTAAAAATCATTTTCAATAAATTTGTGAATGAAGGTTTAGGTGCAGACAGCATCAGCAATTATCTGAATCAGCATGGATATGTGAAAACAAAATACAGGAGCCATGAACTGAATTATTTTACCCGTAGTCTGGTAAGAAAGATATTGGATAATCCGGTATACATTGGTAAGATTGCATATGGAAAGAGCAGTACCGAAAAAATAAAAGGTACCAGAGACCAGTATCATAGAGTCAGAAATGATGATTTTCTTTTGGCAGAGGGGCTGCATGAGGCAATCATTGATTTAGACCTTTGGGAAGGTGCCCGTACCAAAAGAGAGGAAACAGGTGTCAAGTGGGTTAAAACTCATAGTCTGGAGCATGAGCATATTTTGACAGGTTTGCTGAAATGTCCGGTTTGTGGTGTTGGAATGTCCGGCACTGTACGAAGACGAAAGAACAAAAGCACAGGCGAATACAAGGACGATTTCTATTATAGATGTAAGCACCGTAAGAAAATCAATGAGAGCGATTTCTGTAATTGCAGTCTGGTCTTAAATCAAAATGAGCTGAATGGTGAAGTGGAAAGACACATCATGGACCTTGTAAATAATAAAGACGGTAGAGACTTTATTATAAGAAGAATGGAGTCCAGAGTGGATGTCAGCTCATTGGAAAAGGAACGAGAGCAGTTACGTGGACAGCTCCGTCAGTTGTCCGGTGCAAAGAAGAAATTGACAGATATGCTTGACCGATTGGATGTTTCGGATAAGCATTATGACAGAAAGTATCAGGACATGCATGACCGACTGGATAATCTGTATGACAAGATTGGAGATATAGATGACCAGCTTCAGGATGTGAATGAGAAAATCCGTATGGCCTATGAAAATCAAATTACTTCAAAACAGGTCTATCAAATTCTCACATGTTTTGATAAAATATACTTTGAGATGACGGACTTGGAGAAGAAGGAGTTCTTTAGGAACTTCATTGACGAGATAGAATTATACTCTGAAAGACAGAGCGATGGACGCATTGTAAAACAGATAAACTTCAACTTTCCAGTGTATTATAATGGAAACGAAGGCAATGCAATTCGGTTGCCCGACGAAAATACAGTCGAGACGGTTGTTCTTTTGTCCCAACAAAAACCAGATGACACGATAGAAATCGACTTAGACTTAGATGAGCTGGATGCCACCAGTGCCGAGTTGAAAGCGACCTATCAGGAAATCAAAGATTATGTGCTGAAAGAATTTGGCTTGAAGGTTTCAAGTTTATATATTTCTCAGGTAAAACGCAAATGTGGAATTGAAGTGGGAGAAAACTATAATCTTCCAAAATCAGAAAATGCAAGAGTTCCACAATGTCCGAAAGAGAAAGAAAATGCTATCAAGGCTGCCCTGAAATACTTTGCGATGATCTAAGGACATCGCTGATTTCAAGGAGGAATAACACATGAAAAGCACATTTGAAAAAATGGGTGGAACCTACACACTTGGCGCAGACGGAATTTACTATCCGAATCTTGTCAGTACAGATGAAGAACCGCATTATGGGAAATATGGAATGATGCGGAAAACATATCTGAAAGAGCATCGTCCGGCAATGTATTCACTGTATATGTTGGAAGACAGACTGACAGAACATCTGAATACTGTGGACGATGAAGCACAGGAGAGAATGGATATTCTGGTGCGTCAGATGATGGAGAGGCAGGGCATTACGGAAGAATTGAAAGCTTGTGACCAGATGGAATGGGTCAGAGCGGTAAATGGTATTCGTAATATGGCAGAAGAGATTGTGTTAAATGAATTGATTTACAGGTAAACAAAGAGCTGAACAGGTAGGAAGAAAACTCCTATTTGTTCAGCTTTGGTGTTTATAAGGAGCAAAGAAGAACCAAATTACAATTCCATATCATATGACCTTTTCTAAGTTTTGGAAGGCTGTTTTTTCTGCCGTGGTCATAAGTTACTGATTTAATTTCCAAGCGTGGGGTTAAATCCACCGCCTTTAGGCGGTATGGCTTTAGCCATCTTTCCTAAAAGAGTAGAGCGTGATATACTGTAGGCGGGA